ATCATGTTTGTTTCGTTCTCCGACGCTAGGCACCTTGTACACTTCCTTCAGATAGATTTATCTAACTACATAGGAAGACACACAGGCAATGGCTCATCAGTTAGAATTCGCATCAGACGGTCAAGCCAGAATGGCTTATTCCAACAGGGAAATCCCTTGGCATCGCCTAGGGGTGCCGATGGAGGGCTTGCAGACAGCGGAAGCAATGCTCGCAGCAGCTCAGGCAGATTTCGACGTTGTCACCACTCGCGTTGCGGTGTGTGACGATCAAGGACAGCCGATCAGGAACCCAGACGGTCAATACGTAATGATTCCAGACAGCAGAGCGACCGTACGAGTCAATCCGGACGGAACGTTCAATGGATTGGCTACCGTGGGGACTCGATACGTTGTCCAGCAGAACCGTGAATGCCTTGACTACGCACTTGCTATCGTCGGAGCCTCATCGGGCGATGCTGTAGTAGACACGTGTGGAGTGCTCAACGGAGGACGTGAGTTCTTTTCATCCATCGACCTAGGACCGCTGGTCATTGACCCTATGGGCGTAAACGACGAGATTGCGAGATACCTGCTCGTCCGTAACGGGCACGACGGGAAGATCGCTATCACCTTCGCCAACACGAGCATACGGGCGGTATGTAAGAACACGGTAGTCCTTGGAGTTTCTGCCGCTAACCGCGTGTTCACAGCGCGGCATACACGAAATGCAGAACGGGCTATGGAGCAGGCGAATGACGTTTTGCGCATTTCACGCACATGGGCTACGGAGTTTACTGCTACAGCCAACAAGCTTCTATCCATAAGCGTTCCTCCTTCATCGAAAATCATGGACGATGTTCTCAATCAAGTGTTTCCTTTATCTATCAAGCAGACGGATAGGCAGCAGAAGAACAGAGACAACATCATTGCGCTTGTCAAAGCTGTGTACATGAACGAGAACAACGCCAAGAACTACGGGTTCAACGCTTGGTCAACGGTAAATGCCATCGGAGAATACCTAGATCATTATCGTGATGCGACAGTGAAGGAACGTGCGATTGCGTCTATGGACTCGAATTCATGGGTGACCCGTTCGAAGCTGCGTGCGCAGGATTATCTGTTGTCACGGGCTTAGATCCAACTACTGTTATTATTTATTTTGATTAGCAACTAGCAAATCGAGGGCACATGAACCAACCCGATAACGAAGACGAGTTTTCAGAAGAGTTCATGCACGAGGATGCAACCCCATCGAGAGAAGAACTCGCTGTATGGCTGTCCGAGTTCATGTCTCAATCCCAACGAGCACAGTTGCTCTACCGGACGAACTTTTGCTCACTTGCCGTGAATAAAGTCCATGCTGAATTTGGCATTGAGGGACTTTGCGACTTAATGCTCGCGATAGACAAGCGTGCGGGCTGGATATCGGACATAATCATAGAAGACGCAGACATACAGGACGCAATGTTTAACACACACGGGGTTTTCGATGATAAAGCAATCATCAAGGCACGCGTAAGCGATGAGATGATCGAGTTAAACAAGAAGATTTGGCGACTACGCCGCAAGTACGCACGATTGATCGCTGAGGAGATAATCAGGAATGGTACTGAAAACGGTACGGAGTCTCAAATTCCGGAAGTCAGCTAGCTCTGCTGAGAAGGTTCATAATAAGCTGAACAGCGCCTTCGTTGTCTATGGCTTCTATGCCATCAACTGCGGCATCAACGATTGTGCGTTTACGTTCAATGAGCTCATAGATGTCCTCATCGATAGTCCCAGCAGCAAGCATGTAGGTAGCAGTGACACTGCCTTTTTGCCCTAACCTGTGCAATCTACTGAAAGTTTGATCTACGTCAGCGGGCGTCCACGGGAGTTCAACGAATAAGCATTCTTCTGACGCTGTGAGTGTATGACCAGTCTTAGCAGCCTGCATGGAAAGCACTATGACTGGAACTTCCTCTACGGGGAGTTCCTGAAACTTTCTCTTGTTTTCTTCAACGTCCTCTACCGCCATCCCGCCTTGAATCTTTATTCCTCCGTAACGGCGAGCAACTTCATCAACTATCTCTCTGTGGTGCGCTGCGACTACGACTTTCTTGCCATTTTCTACACGGGTTGCCACCCACTCCAGTACTTCTTCCATCTTCGCCTTTGCTGCGAGACGACGTAGAACCGAAAGTCGAACTAAATGCTCATTTGCTTCCGCTCGAATCATCGCAGCCATCGCAGCCTTGTAGCTAGAGTCTTTTCCCTCTTTAATGGCAAGCTCTCGCGCTCTTTCAGCGATATAAAACAGAATATCTTTCTCTGCCTTTGCGTACTCCTTCATGCCTGCTGATGTTCCTGCGACAACTATCCTGCTATGTATCACGGGCGGGAGTTCGGTAAGCACTTGATCTTTGGTTCGTCTGATGTAACAGGCTGAGCGTAGTCTTTCGTTCAACTCATCAAGGTGCGAGTGCCCACTTATGTTCCATTGCCCGAACTGGTCTTGAAATGCGCCGCAGTATCGACGATAGAATCCCCAAAGCCCACCGAACTCTTTCAGTCTTCCGAGAATCTCCAACTGGGAAGCATACTCATTGGGGCGATTCGTTACCGGCGTGCCGGTCAAGCAAAGAACTAGACCTTCCTTGGGTGCCGACTTTGCAATCTTTACTGCCGACCTGGTGCGGGCTGCCGTGGGTGTCTTGCAGTAGTGGGATTCGTCAAAGACATACGAGCGATGATTCGATAGTTTCTTTTCCCATGTCTGGATATTGCTGTAACCAACCACGACTACGTCGTATGAGCCAGACTCTGGAAAATCTTTACGGTTAGTAACTACTGAGACTTTTCTATTGGGAAGCCATTTTGTGTACTCTGCTTGCCAGTTGAGAACAAGGCTCGGGGGACACACGACAACGACTGGGTAACTATCTTGAACGTACTCAATGGTTGCAATTGCCTGCAGAGATTTTCCCAACCCCATTTCGTCGGCGATGAATGTGCGGCGGGCGTTTGATGCATACATAACCCCAGCCCTTTGGTACGGGAGCATTTCCCCGTTTATTGCTTCGACCTCAATCAGTGCGTCCGTTGATCTGGAGGCCTCGATTAACTGATTCATTTTTTGACGTATCTCGTCACTGACTGCGATGACTTTGTCGTCAATGGGTACATTGAAAGCTTCGGCCCACTCAATCACATTAGATGCAGAAGACAGGGGAGCTTGCCACCCGTGTCGTTTGGAGTCCCATGAGACAGCGGGTATTTGTTTGACAGCTTTTATTATCACGCGCTCGTACGAGAAGTACATAAAGATTGTGTCGTCTTCTATTACTACCCGAGCCGAAGACGTCTTCCCTAACTTTGGAGCGTCAAACTTGAGAACATCAATTGTTACGTCGAACCCATGCTTAATTGCAAAATCGCGCCCGGCTTGAATTGACGTTACGGGCAGTCGCCAGACCTTGTTCCCCTTGTCCCATTTGGCTCCAGGAATGGACTTGAGCTCGTCGACTTGGGATCTTTCAAATGGAAAATCAAAAACGACTTCATTCTTCTCAAAATATAACTTCATTTTAAATATCCACCTTTTATTTAAAGCGAACAACAGAATATGAGTAACTGCTGAAAGAGTAAAAACTTCAGCCCAACTGACCTCGAACCCAATCCTAGCAGTTTCGCAGAATCAATACTTCTCTTCGGAGACCCCTGATTAGTCGGTCCAGTGACGTATTCTTGTCTACGTGACAAGAAAAGGATAATTTCATTATGACCTACATAATCGTGATAGTTCTGAGTATCATCTACATTGCCCTACGGGCGATTGATAGATAGCTCCAAGGAGATGTTTGATGAATGAAATTACCCCTATGTATTCCTGTGATGTTTGCGGCCTGTCCGTGCGGCCTTCTGATTCAACGGTCAGCCGATTGACCCTTGTTTGGCTTAGAGGGAAGGGTAAGACCGTGGCGTCCATTGAGCAGGAGCAATTTCGTTACCGACATGACGTCTGTAAAGGCTTGAACGGGGAAGACCTGAACCAGCCTCCGCTGTTCTGAAATTAACGATCTTTATGTCACAATTGTTAGATGGAAGACACCGAAGAGAACCAAGCCCCAGAGACTCCAGAGCAAGAGGAAGTTGTCAAACGCCTCATCCCTGCATCAGAGTTGAAAACAATCCGCCCAGCGCGCCATGCGATCATAAAATGCTGCAGTGGTAAAAGATGAAAAAGGTTTTATTGTTCGTTGTCATCGCTCCACTTGCTGCTTTCGCGGTCACCTTGGCAGCTTTAAGATTTCGTGAATTTGACATCAGCAACTACGAGATGTGGGAATAGACAACCCCTAAATCTAAGCTCATTGCTTTAACCTTTGCCATGTACTATATTTTGGCAATGAGCAAAAAAAACGCACCAAAAAAAACAGAAGCAGCAATCGAGGAAGAACTTCAGGCAATGCGTCGCGCTGATCAATTCATCGGGATGCGGGCAGAACGCGACGAAGCAAACTACAGAAAAGAAAAAGCCGAACGAGAGCTGCGGGCAGTAAGGCTAGAGTTGCAAGCAGTCAAGGCGTCGCGAACATGGAAAATTGGACGCGTTGTACTTGCCCCCTACAGATGGATAGCAAGGAAAAAGTAGTTACTTTCTTGCTTGACCCGCCCAGATGATGTGCCTGAACCCAAGAAGTTGCGCTACCAACATCGGCTCTACTTTAACAACACCATCAAGAATAGTCATTTCAACTGAGTTGCCAGTTTGATCATCAGAAACAATCAAACTATTATTCAAGCCGTTCCCCACTCCTGCTTTCAGCATTTCTCTAAACGCTGCGTGCACAGCTTGCTCGGTACTCTCGCACTCAATACTGTGAGTCCAGGTAACGGTGTAATGCGGCACTAACTATCCCTTGAAACGATCGCGCCATACGCTCGGCGAATGATTTTCCTTAACTTGCTCCATGTGCTCTTCGTTTTCGTAAAGACGGATAATATGCATGCATGGGTCGTCTCCCTCGCTCCACGCGTCATCTTCCTCTTGCGAAGTAGGCAAGGCGTCGTGGGTGTAGCAAACGGGGGGCCCGCACCAGCCTTTCTCTAGACCAATACGGATCCAGTCATTGAATTCAATTTCAGCTGCGGTGAAGTTTTTAGTAATCATGCCCTTACCTTATCTCTTGTCTGAGCGAATATCTCTATGTACAGAGATAGAAGTTGCAGTCTTTGTAACATTTGCAATAAGTTGCATTACCGGTGTTGTCGTAGTTTTAGTACTAGCCATTTGAAATGGCGTAACCTTTTTTGTTCCATTGGCAAGACCGCTGCTTGACTGTTCTTTCGAATTCACGGATGGGTTCTTCTTGGGAGCAGCTTTCTTTGGAGCAGCCTTCTTGGCAGCAGCTTTCTTAACAATAGTTTTGTTTATTTTTTTTGCAGTTGTTTTATTTGGTGTTGCTTTTGAATTCCTCGTTGCGTCATTCTTTGAAGTCGTTGACTTTTTTACTGAAGGGGTTGTCTTTTTCGAGGCCACATGGTTCCTATCGGGGATTTGGTTTGGGTAATAGCTATTGCCGCACAAGGATATAATCGATCCTCAACACGGTCAATCAACCTTTAATAAAAAGTTTTGAATTCAGGTTGTCATTAGTTATCACAAGTGTTAACTTTCCAACTACCGCAAAAGCGGGATACAAAAAACCGAATGGAGGACCATATGGTCGATACAAAAACGTCAAATGAAGTTGTCAAAGGAAAAACCTTATCAACTTCCAAGATTGAGAAATTGCTGGTTGAAGCAATCAACGAGAAAGCGATGTACCCTACGGACACCCCTGTTGACCCTTCAACACTTACGTCAATGGCGAAAATTATTAAGAACATGGGACTCTCTGCTCCAATTAAGATGGACCTTCCTCCATCCTTGACTGGTGTCAACTCCAGCGCCGCTGCTGTGGTACGGGTTCCAAAATTAACAAATACAGAAATGTTGATGCTCACACTCATGGCCTCTCCTGAAGAGTGGCATATCGCTGCAAAATCTAAATCACGTCGAGCAAATGTTGGCCTTGGTGGGTTCGGATCGTGTTTCGAGCTTCGCACTCGCAATGAGAACGGAATGATCTCTCATTATGTTCGATACACGGATAGTGGGAAAATGTCCCCACAGGGTCATTCGCGATACGCTGCTTTGCAGCAAAAGCTGAAAAAGATCGAGGATGCAGTACGTTCCGGGTCTCCCGTATTCTCTAACAGTAAAAAAGTTAGCGTGTCGCAATCGTCTCTTTCACATGCGGGCAAATACGCAATAAACGCTCAAGAGCTAAAGTTTCTTGAAGTTGTTTCACGCCCCAATACGAGAATGCTTGCAACTGAAGGAACTTCAAAGTCGAGCTATTGGCAAACATTCCGCTGGAAATGGCAGAACTACGGATTTGATCTTTCTCAGTTGGTGATCGAACAAGAAAAGCAGCCAAATGGTACGTTCAATATCTACGTAACATGCAGTGGGTTGCCCAACCAAGGGATTAGGAGCTTGGTTGAATTCCTCGCCAACAAGCCAGGAGCAAGAGCTTAAGGATTAAACGTTTTTGCGATAGATACGTTCTACGTTCAATCGCAGATACAAGAGCCCCTATGAGAAAAGTCTCATGGGGGCTTTTGCGTATCTGCATAGAAGCTGCTAAATACAAAGTCCTCAAACGAACAGCCTCAATGGTTGTAATACCTGAGCAATGGCTATATCTTTACGGGATGAGATACGCAATGACAGACAGTGACTGGGCAGAAGTTGATAAAGCCGTCAGGCTACGCATAACCGAGTCTGGCAAACAGGGACTGAACCATGCATCAACATATGATCGCTCGATGGACGAGAGAATCCAACAGGAAAGAGTTGGGGCTGGAGCAGAACTAGCCTGGGCGCGCATCAATGAAAAACTGTGGCACAACCCCATAAATGAGTTTCACCAAATTCCCGATGACGGAGAAAATGAGATTCGAGCAACTAGTCACCCACGTGGTGGCCTTATCATCCGAGACAACGACCCCATTCAGAGGCGATATATATTTGCACAACTCATGGGGAACGTTTTCTTTTTTGTCGGATGGGCCTACGGGTACGAAGTCAAAAAGGACGAGAACCTTTTCAATCCAAATGGCTGGCGTGAGTCTTGGCGCTTAGGCAAGCATCAGCTGCGCTCGATGAAGACTCTCCCAAGCATGGAGATCCGTTAGGGCCGGTTTACAGCGGGGCTTTGTCGTGAAGTGGATGCATCACGCACTCGGGGGAACATTGCGATGATGTTTTTCTTTCTATTGAATGTCCGATCAGCAGAGGTAAGCAACCTCTAAAGGATAAAGAGAGGAAACACTAACTGTGTATGAATACAAAGATCTAGAGACGGTCGCTTACGACAAAGACAGCGAAGGGTTTATCTGTTCGTATTGCTGTAACGATTTCACCGTTCACCAACTCCGCGAAGTTTACGGAGTTAGTGCAGACATTGCAAAAATAAGACATAGCCCACGAGTTCTCGCAAAACTAAGAAACGCGATCTGCCTACTGTGCGAGTTGCCAGCATCTAGGTGGTACGACTAGGGGTCGTTACGACAATAGACCGTAATGGGTCGGGAGAAAACCCCGACCCATTACTAAAGGATAATGTAAAGTGGCTTGCTCTCCCTACGAGAGCAAGC